ATTCAGCTTATCTCGCATATCAAATTCCATTATCTCCCCTTTCATCTCTTTTAGTGTTTGGCTCACAATAAGCCTTTTTCTTTAGCTACCCATTCAGTAGCTTTGATGATTGCTTCTAGTTCTGTGTCTCCTGCCCACTCTTCTATTGTTTCCTTATTTGTGTGTCTCTCAAAAACAATTACAGACTGAATAGGGTAATCATATTCACATTGTAGCCTATACCCATTATCATAACACCACTCTTTACATAATCTGCCTAGAGTGTCTAGGTTAATATATTTCCACTCTGAATAGCTATAATTATGACTAAGATAAGATAGTTCATTGTTTTTAATATTATTGTCTATCTCTTTAATATCTTTGTCCTCTAAAACCAAACTCAATAATTCTTTATCAATCATGACTCTCCTCCCTCACGAATCTCTGATATAATAGCCATAGGACTAACAGTAGTCATTTCCATTAATTGAGCCATCCTAGCATCACAAACAGTCAGCATCGGCTTTTTTAACCTCGATTCTAAATTACTTATTGATAGTGTGCAGTTAAACATTCTCAGTTCGTCTAAATCCATTGCTGCGATTTCTTTTAGCTTTGTTATCATTTGTGGCTTAGTCATCTAATAATTCTCCATTCTCATATATATTCCCGATTACTTCATTCTCAAAGCCAAACAATGAATATTGTTTAAGTCCAACTACCCACAATCCATCAAGAATCTTAACTTCATCTTTTACTTCCAACCAATCTTCAATAGCTAGATATTCTGAACGAATGTTTTGGATTACTATATCCCCCTCATAAATCTCTACACCATTCTTATCTTTTAAGCCTGTGTATTGCATAACAATAGGGCTTGATAGTATTTTATAGCTGTTAGTATTGAAATATCTACCCTCAAAAGCTTTTCCGTGGTCTGTCTTTGTTACTTCTAACATTGAGTTTAATGTTTTATCCCATGCTCTAAACCGTATTTCTCTTGACATCTCTTATCCCTTATATCTTCTATACATTTTCTCAGTAAACTTTATTTGCTCATCCATTGTGTATCGTTCTCTAAATCGTGTTGGATTCCCATGAGGGCTTAAATCAAAGCCATGATGATGTTCCCAACATAAAGGCAGTATGTGTTTATCTATCCGCTTGTCTGTGCTGTCTCTCTTGATGTGGTGCATTTCCACACCGTGCTTCACATTACACACGAAACATCTCGGCTGTAAGTCCTCGTGCAAGTATCTTAGATATTCAGGCTCTTTTATTACCTCGTCATCTCTGAGTCTTGCGCCTCTTTTTGTTTGTGATTTTTTACTTAGCATTTTTTATTTCCATTTCCAGTATATCGCCAATTAAAAAGCCTGTAATTGATATTGTAGCCCACCCGTATAAAATTGTTACCGGTAGTAATGAATATTCTATCATTTCAATAACCCCCTTAGATCCTCAGCTATTTTCTTAAGCTGTTTCATCTTTTTGTTTGGAAGCACTGGATAAATGATATCTGTGATTGCTTCGTCTATCTCGTCAGCGAAATAAAATCCTGTGTACTCTTCTGATTTCGATTGTATTTTTAGATAACTCTCTTCTATCTGGTTTAAATGTGGCTGTATCTCTTCTAAAAAGTTGTCTAAAGCTTGTATTGCTTCGTCTTGTTCTTCGTAGTGTTTGTCTATTGCTGCCATGTTGCCATCTCCGTCTATGCTCATAACATATCCTTATTCTCTTGTAGTGTGCCTATGATTTTAAAAGTATCTTTGTAGGCATTTCTCCAATCAATATCAGTTCTTGCTTTGTCTGATTTCTTTTTGTCTAGCATTAAATATTTAAACTCGTAAGACAATTTTTTTGTATTGAAATAAAAATATCCAGTAGCTTTAAAATTCTTTCTTGAACCACTCATACTAAACTCAACAATAGAACAATCAGCATATATCTTATTGCCCTCTATGTCTGTTTTGCCTATGTAATTGTGGATGCTATGGTTTTGATTACAATTTCTAAACTGATTAGAAGAAAGTTTTACTAAATCACCATTTGGGTGTAAATTAAACCAAGCGTCACTCGAAAACTTTTTCTTTTCTTTATCCCATATTATATACTCATTCATCTTCTATCCTTTTTTGAATTATTTTTTCTTGACAACTCATCTAATTTTTCTATTAAAATCATTACAATCACTAAAGGAGTAATCATTATGTATAATATAAATTTTGTTAACCATTCCATCAGTTTCATCTTCTATCCTTTGTGTTTTCAATAGTATAAACTAACTAATATTAGTTATAGCTTAAAGCTTTTAGCATTTCTCTCTGAATGTTACTTCTTCGCCATATCTAAACAAAAACAGTTTCTTTTTGAGGTTGTAGATATCTGTTTTAAAACCCTTAACATCTTCCACGATTACTTCACCATTTTGAGTATATTTGAAGTCTGCTACATATTTAATACTTCTGTGAGTCTTATTATCGTGTTTAAACGCACATTGAAGTACATAGGAGGGCTGTAAAACTAAATCGTGTATCTTTTTACCTCTTAGCAATAATTTTAGCTCTGTGTACCTCTTTGCTTCTCTTTTAGAATCAAACTTATAACCGTCTATTGTAACTTTTTTGTTTGAGTATTTATTGTATTTCAAAATAAACTCCCTTGATTTGTATTTCCACTTCTTGATTTTTCTATCTGTTTGAATATCATCTCCATAACATTTGCTGATATTGAGTTACCTGCTTGTTTGTATAGTTGGCTGTTTGAAACTACGAACTTAAAACTATCAGGGAAGTCTTGAAGTCTAAAACACTCTCTTGGTGTGAGTTTTCTTATCTTCCAAAGCTCCACCACTGCTTGATTGCAAGCACAATCCAATGTCTGTGCGACTTGTTTGCCTACTCTTCCTCTTCGTGTTGTACTTCGAGGGTGTGTTAGATTTATGCTGTCTCCCTCTGATGCTTCTTCGTATCCTTTTGATGTTGCTGAGGGTACTTGTATTTTTGGCTCTCTGTTTCCACCGCCCATTGTTGTGAGTGTTGGCGAAATTCCATCAGCAGCATAAACCCTTTTTATGCTGTCGTTGCCTTTTATGTCTAGTATTCCTACTTGTTTAAGCTGAGGCTCTTTAGTTTCTTGAATTACTCCGTATGGTATGCCTTTGTACATATTTGCTGTTAAACAACTTGCTTCGCCATCCTTATAATTTGCGTGATACTCCCATCTACTTTTGCCATTTCTCTCTTTATCCATATACTCCATAGCTTTGTTATTTAGATAATACTTCTCTTCTACCTCATCTTCAAGTAAGTCTTTCAGCCTAGTTTCTAACTTCTGCTTAGATGCAAACGAAAAATTATAGTAATGCTCATGGCATTTAAAACCGACTAAAAATATACGCTCACGATTCTGTGGAACTCCATAGTCTTTTGTGTTTAGCACTTCATAATGGCAAAAGTATCCCATTTCTCTAAATGCTTCTACAAACTCTTTGATAGTTCTACCGCCCTTATCGCTTAACATACCTTTCACATTCTCGTAAATGAATATTGGAGGGCTTACTTCTTCGATGATGCGAATATACTCATAAATTAAAACACCCTTGTTTCCCTCGACTCCTGCTCTTAAACCAGCGATACTAAAATCTTGACAAGGGCTACCACCGATAATGATGTCTATTTTGTCTTTATATTGAGTTCCGTCCATGTCTGATATATCTTTATGGAAGTGCTGATCTTCGATTTCATAGTTTGCTTTGAATGATTCTCTTGCGTACTTATCCCACTCACACGCAAAAGTTAAGTCTAAATCGTCATAAACTCTACTTGCTCCTTGTTCTGGGCTTCCGATTCCGCTAAATAATGTACCTATTTTCATCATCTCATATCCTTTTTAATTCTTCTATCACTCTTTTTTTTATATTTATATTTACGCTTTTTAGATGAACAATAATTACATATAAAATGATAACCGTCTTCGCTTAATGATGTTGTATTGCCACACTGAGGACACTGAGGTTTATTCCCATACATCACTCAAAATCCTCTCGACTTAAAGCCCCAAACTCTCCACCTGTCTCTCTGTAAATCGTTTGATAAGCTGTTTCCATGCAAGCGCAGAGATATAAAAACTCTTTGCCTTTAAATACTCGATTCCAAGATGTTCCTGCTTTTGTCTCTATTTTGTATTGCTTGTTATGCTTTAGTCTGTAAGTCATCTTTTTGCCCCTGTTGTCGGAATTGCAAAAACTTTTGTGGGCTTAGAGTCATAAAAATGTGGATGATTTATAATTCTGACATCATATTTGATATATTTTCTCTTTAATATTTTCAAATTATCATCATTTTTTGGATATCCAAGCTTGAAATGAACTTCATCATATTCTTTGCTAATTAATCTTTTTCTCCAAAAATCGTTACACTCTCTAAATTCAAAGAGCTTTTTGCCATCTCTTATTTGCTCGAAATACTCTGCCTTTAAATTTAAATGTAATATTTTCATCTCTCTCCCCTCTCATTCGCAACTTTGTCTATAAACTCTTCCACCTTATCCATTTTCTCTATGTTTGACAGATTCGGGTGTGCTATTGTTTGTGCTATATAAGCTTTTAATCTTGCTGTTTGTTGTTTTGTCATCTTTTTATTCTTTTATTTAATGCAAAAACAACTTCTGCATCTTCCCACCATCCAAAATCACATTCTTTTTTTAACGACTTTTTAGGGAACGAAAACACTCTAACTTTATCTTCTTTTTCTCTAATTTCAATATAATTAAAGTGTCCGTAAAAATCAACCGCTAATGATTCATACCCTACACTTCTGATATCCATAAAATTACTTCCATCGAAATCTCCAACAACCCTCACGCTATCATCTCTTCTTATTCTCAAATCCATCTCTCTACCCTCTCTTTATCATTAGTTTGTTTATCGGATTAGCAATTTGTACACTATCCATAGGTGTATATTTTAAAGCACTCATAAATGCCTTTAATGCCTCTTCGCTTGTCTGATAACCTCTTATGTTGCCTATCAAGCTTTTATGGTCGCTATATGGCTTAACTTGATTTAAAACATATAAATCGTTATCGCTTAGACTTGTAAACTTAGTGCCTCTTAACTCATCATCAAAAGTTCGCCCGCTTTTGTTTGCATTGTCGAAGACTTGACTGTTTGCATTTTCGCACCATTGGATAAGTTCTTTTGCTTTTAACTCTATGTTGCTTTGTGTTGAGTCTGTTGGCTTGAATTGCTCGGCTGTTTGAATTATTGCCTTTATTCCATTTCCAAAAGTATCAGCATTCATTACGGCTTTGTAGAAGTCCATAAATTGAAACTCTTGTATTTGTTCTATTTCTTCTGCTACTGCTTGGTAGTTGAAGATGTTATCGTCTAGTTTAAGACCTTTCACTAGGGCTTTGGTTAGTTCGTTTCTTGATAGGTTATTCATTTAGAGCTGCCTAATTTTAAATATGTTCCAATACCTCTATTAATAAAATATTCAGTTCCACAACTGCATTTATAATTATTTTCGGTGTCTTTAAAAAAAGGCTTATTAGGACTAAAAGTTATAGGCTTTCCACATTCACAATTTCCTCTCCATAATGCTTCATATCTTGCTTGGCTCATTTTTCATCCTTTTTGAAATAAACCGTAACTTGCATAAATTCAAACACTTCTTCATTTACAAGGCACATCCCTCTTTTTTGCATAGTAATAATACTTAGTGTTTCGTTATTGATTGCTTTCAATCCTGCTTCTTTGTCAATTTCAAAGTTTTTATTAAATTTTTCTTCATATGTTATTTCTTCTTTCATCCCTCTATAACCTCCACTTCTTGTACGACACCATTTTCATCAACTATGTGAATTTCGTTTGTCGGAATATTATTATCTTCAATAACTTTAAATCCATGAACTTCTTGTACAGTCTCGCTGTTTACATTTCGTAAGTCAAAGCCTTGTTCTCTTGCATTTAGAAAAGCGTCTAAGGCATCCTCAGTCTTTTGTGCGTCTTGTTGTTTAAAGCTCTTTGGTTGCTGTTTATCTTTTTTATTCCATGAGTCATAAGCCATTTTAAAGTTTTTGTATTTATAAGGCTTCATTTCACATTGGTTATAAAAATCTTCATAATTCATTTGTTTACCTGAGTTAATAACGTACTCTTGTAGATTAGTTTGATATTCTCTGCTTGTAGAAGAGAGAAGTCTTGAAGTCTTTAGACTGAAAGTAAATATATTATCTTTTACACTAACACTATCACTATCACTATCACTTACTGCTTGATTAGCTTTAGTTTGCTTAGTAGTTGAAGCATTTGCTTGGTTTGCTACTCTTTGCTTACCACCCTTTGAACCTGCTTGTTTTCGGGCTTCTACGGTCTTTTTAAACTTTTCTTCATCTCGTACAAACTGGTTTCTAAATTGAGAAAAAGCTATTTTTGTAATAGGTGATAGCTCTAACTCTTTACCAATTTGATAGCAGTAGATGGCATAAAAAAGTTCACCTCGTTGCTCATTTGTTAAATCTTCTAAGACACATAGTGAGTCTTTATGCAGTATGAATGATGGCTTCATTTGAGAATCTCTTTTTTAATTATAAATTCTTTATGAGTAACAAAATCATTTTTGTGCATTATTTTATTATACTTTGGAAGATGTGTATATATAAATATTGCTTCAACATTATTTAAATGTTCTTTCTCTATCTCAACATAAGAAAAATGTGTAAATTTTTTACACCCACCTTTGCATCTTTTATGAGCATTTATTCTGTTTCCTAAATTTTTGCTTTGTCCTATATATACAATCTCTTCGTTTTTATACAATGTATATACACAGACAATATTAGAAAAAAGCAGTTTTGTGTTTAGCTTTCTTTCATATTTCATCTTTGTAACCTTTAGTGATTAACAATAAAATTTAAGAGTGGGTAGATGCACAACTAACTGCCCGTTTATCTCTTATTTCAATACAATCGGGAAGAGAGTCGAGGGACTCTCTAACAGTCAGTTGTGCTGAAATAAGATATAAGCTCTAAATGTATTATACCCCACTTTTACTTAAAGTGAGGCTTAAGGTGTTAAATTCCTGTACTTCCGAAACCTCCTGCTCTTTTCATCTTTTATCCTTTATTAAATATATAACCGTTGCTCTCTAAAAGATTATGTAAAGCTCCGCTCTTTTGTAAATAATCAAATAGTTCACTGTCATCATCATTATTAAGTAGATGAAACAATATGTCAAGCCCTTTTTCGTCCAATATTACAGTTAGCATTTCTTCAGCATTTCTATCAGAATCATCCAGTTCCACTTCTAAACCATGATACCCATTCACTATTGCTATTTCTGTACTCTTATCTAATATAAATTTCATTACAATCCTTTATGTATTCTTATTTTTATATCCATCACATTTAATGACATTATCGTTTCCATAGCCATTCCCGAATATCATCTTTGACTTACATGTAGCAAATTTTAAACTGCATGTATCACACAGATTCACTTTAGTATCTATGCTTATTATGGAGTATAAATCACAAGTTGTTTGATTTAACTCTGCTAACTCTTTTTCATGTGCATTAAATATCCTATCAATAATTAAGTCAAAATCATCAAGACCGATAGCTTTGTTACAGTCTTCTATTGTTTCAATACTATATTCTGGATATCCCCATTTTAAATCTTTTGCATATTGTCTTTTCATACTAAATCCCCAATCTCTAAATTTTCAATAAACCATATTGCTTCTGTGTATTTAACTGTTGGACATTCGTTATATCTAGGAATGTTAAAGTTTCTTTTAAACACGCTCCATATCTTCTTGTGTAGCCCTCTTTGAAGTTTCTGGTCGTGTGGTGCGATTTGATAAACTTTCTTGTTCTTGGCGTCCAGGAGTGCTTTTTGCTGACCGAAACTAATAGGTCTTGATTTGAGGTCGTTGTTTATGTACACTTCTACCTCTTGGATTCTGTTGTGGTGTTGATCCATTCGTTCATCTTGGTGTTGTAGGCTTTGAGCGGTTAGTGCTAGTGACTTCATTATCTGAGTTGGTGACATGAGGGATTGAGTGTTTTTCTTTTCAGCTTCAATGAAATATTCGCGTACTTCATTGCCTTTTTTTGTCTTACTTAGCATTGAGAGTCTTTTTGCTGTATCTAATGATAAAATATACTCAATAGTCCGAACCCCTTTTAAGTGGTTTTTAAGATAGTCAATTCCCTCTATGTAAACGCTGTTTTTTCTTCCTATCATTAATTGTTGCTTAATCCAATCGGAAAAATCTTTTTTAACTTTAAGAGCTTCGTGTAAGTCCCTGGCATTTACAGCATTTGTGCTCTCTGTACCTATTTGTGTCTGTGTGATTATTAAATCAGTCATAATTTCCTATGAGAGCTTTTAATTTGATTATCTTTATAGTGTGAGTGAATAAAAGGGAGTTCTCAAGCTTCCGTTATCCTAAAACACTTAATAGAGAGCTATAACGGATAACGAGGTGCTTGAGAAACCTTGATGTCATAGCTCTTTATTAAATGCTCTAAATGCTACATGATTTAATTTTGATAAGTGTCTCATAGTTGCAACACTTTGTTTAAACAAGACAGTATAGCATTGATTTTATACATATACCCTTAAAGTGTCTCTGGCTCTAAGAGTATTATTGATATTGTACTAAATCTAATGTTAAAGAAATGATAGCCACCGTAAATGCTGAAACTATTATTACTTCTATTAGCATATCTTTCATCCTATTTCCCTTTTAAAATCTGTGCAAACTCTGCAACTGTTAGTGTTGGATTTATAATCAACTGTTTTTTCATCTGTTTGTTTATCATCTTAATACTCATCTTCTATCCTTTTGTGATATAATCACATCGTTCCTTTGCTACTTAGCTCTGGTACATCTTAGTATGTCGCATGACATTCTATCCTTTATCAATTCCAGGAGGCTTCATCTCCTCCTGCTTATAATACTTCACGATATATTTCTTATAATTAACCACTTTTCTAGCAACTAATTTACCTGCACAAAACGCACACTCTTTAATATCGGGATAAAAAGTAGCGTTACATTTCATGCAGAAGTGGCGCATCATTACCCTTGATAATTCTGCTGATTCTGATTGTATTGCTGTTGGCTCTGTGGCTGACCTTGATTGTCTTGGTACTGTGCTTGTGGCTGTTGGTAGCCTTGTTGTTGCTGTCCACCACCTTGTTGATTGTTTTGACCTTGATTAGTTTCCTCAAATACTCCTACCATTACCATACCATTTTCACCTATTGGCAAACCTGCTAGATTGATTTTAGGATCAAGTAAAATGTACTCTTTACCGTTTTGATTAGTATTTAGTATTCCTAAGTTTGTCCACTCTGTACCCTCTGAGCCATCTTGTTTTTGGTATTTTCTACCTGCTACGCTTAATTCTTTCATTTTGATTCCTTTGTACTTTTAAACTCTTTTATCATTCTCTGATATTCTCTGATTGTGTTTTTTGTCTGATGAAGCTCAGTAAAACATTGTCCTATCATAACATTAAGAAATTCGCTATTGTATGAATAACTACCCCTTAGAAAGGCTAAGGCTTGCATCTCTTTTTTAAAGTTTTTTAGCCTCTTTTTATTATATTTCATATTGTTTTTAAGTTCATTTATTCTTCCTTTCTTGCTAAGGCTAGTGCTTTCTACACAAGCTGCCTTTTCTATACCATTGCTATTTTCTCTATTAAAATCTATCTTCATTTCATTTTCCTTTTTATAAAAATCTCATTATTTCTTCTAAGGCATCATCGCCCACCAACTCCACGCATACCGTCTTAGCCTCTCTCATAAAGAAGTCAAACTGTATACTATCCATTTTGTCGAAACTAATCGACTTCGTTACTATAAATGGTCCTCCCTTAAGTGGTATTATTGTTTCATAATGACCTGCTCTAAACTTCACTGCTTCGTGTAAGTTGTCTTTAGTCTTAAAGTGCGACTGATTCTGCAACACTGCTTTGAGCATTGCAAAGTAAAGCTTGTGATATTGGTAGCTTCTCTGCTTCTTAACCTTATGCTCAAAACTAAACTCTTGACCTACATCAAGAGAATTAAAGAACTTGACCGAATCTTCATCTGCTGGGATAACTCGGTCTTGTCTTTTGACTAGGGTTATTAGTTGCATTTTATCCCCAAATATATTGTGCTGACGATAATGCCATTATAAAATAAAATGCAAAATTAATACCTGTGTGCTTGTTGCCCGTTCTAAGAGATGGCACTAATTCCGTAAGCCACACTAAGCTGCCAATAACCCCAATAATAAATAAGCCCCAAGCTATAATCATTGCTTCGCCTTATTAATCTTTGACTGTAACATAGCTTTAGCTTTTTGGAACTCTTTAATCGGTAGTTCCGATAAGTTGCTAATTGCGAAATTATCATTAAACTTTATAGCATCTGATTTACTGTCTTGAATAAGCTTTGCTAACTCTTGTCTCTGAGCTTCATTAATCCACTCTTCAATCATTGGTGCATCTTTCATGTTCTCTACTGTTGCGATACCTCCAACAATTCCGATTCCTAAAAATCCCAATGCTCGACCTACTGCACTTGTTTCAGCGTTCTCTACATGGTCTTTTTTGTTTACCGGGCCTTGTGAGGCTCTTTCGTATGAAGTTCCCGTTGCAACTACTACACCATTTGGATTAAAAACTTTACACACAAAAGTAGCATTTTCATCTGTTATACTAATAGGCTCTGTTGTGAAGTAGTATCCCTTAAAAGCCTCTTCCATTCTAAAAAACATCACTCTGTCTTTTACCTCTGTGTACTGTTTACCTTTTAAATTAATTGTAGGTATGTTTGAAACGCTCATCTTATCCCCAATGATTCTTTAACTACAATTTCAGCACCAGGAACTTCATTAAAATCTGCTAATGCTTCTTTGATCTTCTTTTTGTCTGGCGTAAAAGTTTCTTTAACATTTAGATACTCTGCCGGTATCAGGCTTTCATCTGTAATATTAACAGATTGTGAAGTGCGGTAACTGAAAGTAAATTTATCAGTCTTTAGCTTTTCGCCACCTAATAAATAGCTACAAAGTTTCTTTAAGCTGTCTTGTTGTCTAATAGCTGATTGTTTGCGTTCATTTAAGCGTGTTATTTCGGCTTTAATGTTGTTTTCCGTATCAATAGCTTCTTTTACTAAATAAGCTATGTTATCGGCTTTAGAATTACGCTCATCTGTTATCTCGTCAAGTAGTGATTTGATTGCTTCACTATTATCAATTAACTCACCTGTCTCTTCATCAAACTCTTCGCTTTCTAAAAGTTGTTGAATTTCAAAAAATTCGCTTTTAATCTCGTATGTTTTCATCTTTCTATCCTTTCATTAAACTAACTATTTGCAGGTCTAGCTTTAAACTCTCTAACTCTTTTATAGCCTTAGCTATTTCATCTTTTAGAGCCATAGTTACATCCCCATTTTCTCTGCTTATATTCATAAACTTCTACTACTATTATTGCCATTGTTAAAAAAGCAAATATTACCTCTACTACAAACTCGTTCATCTTAGTTCCTTTTCTCGAAGTTCTCTATGTTTTCTATATCGCTGAGAATCTTTTTAATCTCTTTAGCTCTAATCCCGTTGTATGCTTTTAACTCTTTTAGTATTAGCATTTCTGTATATTCACGCACTGAAATTTTGTTTGCTTTTGCAAGTGCTTTGTAAGCTGTATGCACTTCTGAGTAAACACTTAGTATGCCGTAAGTACGGTTAAGAGTTTTTTTGTTATTCCACCTAGCCAAAATCTATCCTTTCTATTGGTATGTAAGAATTATAGCCTTAAGTATATTAATTATAGCTTATAGTATTATACCTTTATTCATATTAATTAATATTAGAATTGATATAAAAATATATGAAGATTCTTTTTTGATATATTTTTATATGAAGCCAAAAGCTTGACACATTTTAGGGTAGTGATATAATAATATCCATGAACGAAACTTTTTTTTCTTTTGCATTTCTTTTTGTTTTACGGATAAGATAGTGTGCAGGATTAAGACTTAGTTTCTAATAAAGGATAAAAGATGATTAGTAAAGAATTATTGAGTTTGGTTTTAGGTATGCAAGTAAAAGATGTGGATGTCACCTATGACCATCCTAATCATGTTGTGTTTAACCACAAAAACTACAAAGGTAAGCAAAGATACACTAACGCTAAAAACCTAGAGTGTCTAGGTAGATTGTGTAAAGAGTGGGTGGACAAAAATACTCCGACCTTTATAAGAAGCCACAGAGATATAACAGGATATGCTAATGTTCCTTTAGATTTTGAAGTGAAATACTTTAGAGCAGACACAGAACTAGAAGCAATCATCAAAGCTACTGAATGGGTAGCTAAAGAATGGAAGTTATATTAGAGGACTATGCCCCTAAGATTCTTGCGTGAGCCTCAGCCCGTTTTGGAGTTTGTTTAGCGTATCTGCTGTCTAATAGTTCGACTGCTGCTGCTTCATATTGGAAAGATTCTAGTGCTAACCACATTCTCTTGAATTTAAGAAGCCCATTTACACCAAGTTGGTAACTGAGGTCAAATAGCACCTCTTGCTTCTCTTGCGGTAGTCTAAGCACTATCGGCTTCTCTTGTAGTAAGTGGTTTATCTTTTTGCCTAGTCTATGCTTTAAAAGCAGTTCCGCTTCTTCTTTGTCTAGTGGCATCTTTGTACCATAGCCCAGAGTGTCGATTCCTAGTGAGTCTTTATAGACATGCTCCACGAATCCCTCAGAGGCTTTTATGTTCTCTACTAGCTTATTCATATCTACTTTCCCGCCTTTTTATCTTTCACTGTTTTGGTTATTTTCTCAGCACCACGACTTCCAAAGTATGCCACCGTCATAGTGACTAATAATGTTTCTAATAATGGAATGTAAGCACTATTGATCTTAAATGCTCCAATGTTCCCGTCTGCTAAAACTACACCACCGAATAAAACTAATATCGCTAAATAACTTACAGGTCTAACAAGTCTTGTAACAAGATGCTCATTATCAGATGTCCAGCGTTTTGTTATTTCGACTTCATACTGTTGAGAGATTTTCTTATCTTCTAGCCGAGCCTCATTTTTTATACGCTCTAACATGTTTTTAGCTTTTAACCGTTCTTCATCGCTTGTAAATAGCTCATCTATGCCTTTTGCCACACTATCTACTACTTTATCTACACCACTTGAAAAAATTGCGTTTAACCATCCCATGTCTATCCTTTTATTAAAATCAAAGCCACTATATAAGGCGATAAATTAAACATAAGTATGTATAGTTTTCGCTCTAGTATGTGTCTTTGGATCATCTTTTGAAATATTTTATCATCGTCTAGGTATTGCACTAAATTATCTCTATCAAGGATATGATAAGTGGATATGAAATTAAGCATATCCTGATTTAGTTTAATACCCCGATAAATCATTATAAACCGAATTTAAAAAGTAAAACCGTTGCAATAATTGAAATAATTGCTGTTAAGAAGATTTTTATAACTTCCCACGCTCTCTTGTCTTGAGTCTTAATCTGATTATCTCTCTCATCTAAAACCTTATTTAGTTTTGATATTTCATTATCTGTGATAGTTTCTTTCATCTCTTTAAAGCCGTCTTTTATGGTGTTGATTATCTGCTCTTGACCGTCCTGCAAACTCTTAACTGTTTCAGTTTGTTTGATTTGTGCATCGAGTTCTGCGATTTGTGGTTCCACGATAAATCCTTTCTTTTATTGTATCATTATAGTTTGAAATACTTGATTAAGCATCCAAACATTCCGCCTAGTGAAATATAAGAAGCATGAAGCCATCCAATTTTGGCTTTAAGGCATTTGAAAAAGTTGCTTGTGCCACAATTATTATCATGGTTTTTGCAACATTCAGAGATGTCTACACCTACCCATTCTTCTGGAAAGTGTGTGCAGTGGTCTTTCTTTCTCACTAGAATATCACCGTTGCGATTTCAGTTAAATACTCTTCATCTGTTGGAATTATTCCACTTGCTTTTGCAGTATTTAGAATCATATAGTTTTTAGTAATTATTGCTTTGTACCAAGTCATAATTCTCGTTGCTTCTACTCCAAAGGTAGCATCGTCCATCCATAGCTGAATCGTTGCGATTGAGTCGTAATCAAGTTCTTTTAGTTTAGCGTTGAAGATTTCTAAGTATAATGACTTGAAATGTGCAATCGCTCCTATTTCTGCTTTCTCTTGTAGCTTCACTTCATCTTTAGCATAGAATCCATTATCATCTGCTTCTAGGCAGAACTCATAGTAGTTACCGTTTTCATCTGTCTCAAAGTTGTTTAATGAACTCCAACTGTTATCAACTTGCTTGATAGACAGCATTAAATATCCATCATTGTTTAATTTTCCATATTTACTCATTTAGTTTTTACCTCCAAATATTATAGCATTAATAAGAGATTCATCATTTGCAACAGTCGAAGAAGCAGAATCAAGATATGCAGCTCTTATCTTAAATCCAGTAGTTGTTTTTGCATCAATACCAATTATTCTTCCCGATGAACCAAAGGACGCTATTCTCGTAGATACTACAACAGTGTAATTAGCATTATCCATTGGTGTTTCAAATACAACATCATAATCTCCTGATGCATTTTTTATAAGATTCCCTACATTAAAACTATCTGTAATTGATGTAGTGCTGCCGTTAAAAGCAATCCATGCGGCACTAATACTTTTTCCCAATATTGTTCCGTAAAATTCTATATCTCCATGATTTAACTTAGCACTTGAAACGGTGGGAGTTCCAGTTGGTGTATCATTCGCAGTAAAAGTGATTGTATCTGTATCTACTACTGATACAACCGCCCACCTGCCATTTGGTGCGTTTGTAGTAGCTACTAAACCGCTCACGCTGAAATATTGGTCAACTACAAGATTATGTATTGCTGATGTGTTTATTGTGATTGTGGTAGTGTCAAACGACCATGAATCGACCGAAACAGTTTCGCCTATTGTTAAGTCACCTAATTTTGTTTGAGCATCTTTTGTAGTATTTAGAGAATTAACATTTACAAATTCAGTAGTAGCGACTTTCGTAGAATTGTCACCTAGTGTTGGTGTTGGTGCTATTGGGCTGTCACTGAATGTTTTTACACCTGCGATTGTCTGAACACCGGTAAGCTTAACAGCAAAAGCATCTACTTCTGTTTTAGTGTAGACATCCGCTGCGGTCCACAAGTAACCGCCAGCTTGCAAAGAAGCGACATTAATTAAAGCATTGGCATTAGAATTCCATTGAAGAAAGTTTAATGCAACTGGTGCAGGAATTTCAGTGCTTACACCTTGTACTGAATTTGAAAGAGCGAGCGACCTGCTCTCTTTTTCTTTTTGGTCTGCGATAAGATATGTTTGATAATTTTGATCGTCATTGATAACATCAGCAAGTATATCACCGTTTGTTTGGTATTCTACATCTCTGTCTGTCGGAAGTTCTCTAAGTAGTGTAAGTGCATCTCCTGCTGTTGCTCCGCTTGTGAGCGTTACCGTACCACCACTATCTCCGGTGATTGCTACTGTATAATCAACATCAACTACTAGAATATCTGCATCATCGTCAGGTGCATCACCTACTGGTGTCTGATAAACAACTATGTCTGTTTTCTCGTAAATCTTAAATAAGAATGAGAATAGTGTTTGACTTGCTGAGGCGGTGTACTCAACTCTCGGTGTTTCGCTGTTATATGCCATAATAAATCTCCTTTGTTATTATATCTAATCTTCAAAGAACTCAGCTAAGTTCTCTGTCGTTTCAGATACTACTTCTTGCGCTGATTCTATGCCTATCGCTTCTGATACTTCTTCTCTTGTATCAACTAGCCATTCTAATTTTTCTTGTCCATACTCTTTTTTACGCTTTCTTTCTTTTCGCCTCTCCGCTCTTTCGTAATCTTCATCAAGCATTATTTTTAGATTTCTTACCACATAGTTATCCCATATTGCCTGAGTGTACCAAACCTTAGTGGGATTAAGATGTCTATTTGTGAATTCTACTAACTCTGAACCAAAGTGAGTGTCAGGATTGTCAGGATCAAACGCTTTTTGAAGATTCCCGTAAGTCAAATCTAACAGCTCTCCCGTTGTTCCTATTGTTGGTCCACCGACTGTCATAGCTTTGCTTCCACCGAATCTATTTACATCACTAAATAGAAAGTCTCCTACGATACCAACTCCACCACCTTGTGCCATTGCAGCACCCCAAAACTTTAAGGCATCTTTCTCTTCTATATCTTCACTAAATGGGTTAAAGCCCTCTCTGAGTCCATAGCCTTTTGAAAGGTCTTTAGCTGTCATAGCTAATGCGCCACCGACTGTTAGCGTTGTGAATAGTGCTGCACCATAAGCTAATTTGCTATTTGCTTGTCTAAACATTCGTGAGCCTTGCATAATCATAAAGGTTGCAGGGAATGTCATAAACTGTGTAGAGCTTCTTACTACTTCACCTGTAATTGTTCCTTTTGATTGTCCTTGTGTAGACAATGCTCTTGCTCTAGAGTTACCCATTATTACTGCATAGTCTGCTTCCTCCTGCACTTTCTCTAAAAGCTTAATATGCTCGTCTACTGATAAATCAGCAAGTTTCTTTTTGCCAAGTAGTTTCTTAAAAAATTGTGCTTTGAATGACATTCTTGCTGACTCTGTTAATACATTCATCATCGTTGCTCTCATAACTGCTTCTGATGCAGTAGCCCAAAACCCGCTCCCTAGCTCACTATATCTTCTTGTTACTTCTGAACTGAACACATCAGCACCTAATCCCATAAGCTGCTGTTCTTCAAAACCTTTTTTTGTTCCGCTTTTGATAAAGTTCTTAGCGTAGTTTCCCAATGTTACAAGTGGATTCATTCCTCTATATGCTGCAGTAAATGCTCCTAGCATAGGATCAGTGATTGTTGATAGTGTTGCGCTTCCTAATAGTGTCGCAGTATTCAAAGCTCTTAAACTCTGTAATGCTTCTGCGTATGCAAAGCTTCCCATATCTCTATCGACCTTTCCACTAATTACATTCCACATCTTCTCTGTAAGGTCTAGCCCTGCACCCGGTTTACCTTCCCCTGATAAAGTCCTTTTCGCTCTTACTTCATCAAGAAGAGTTTTAAACATAGCTTCGGGATTAGGACCTAAGACTTCAATCATTGCCATATCAGTAGTCATCGTTCTTATGTGGTCATCGAGTGTAGCTAAGGGGTCTTTCGCACCAAATCTTTCCTGATATGCAATCCAAGAATCAGCATCTTTAAAATCAAGCACTCTTTCTTCTGCGTGTTTGTTCACTACTGATTTCCCCATTCCTGCACGACCTCCACCTGGTCCAACCTTATTTAGTCCACCTGTTGCTATCGTGTCATAAACATAATCTAAATCTAATGAGCCTCTGTCAATATCTCTTAGTGTTGCTTCGTCAAGTAGTCCTCTTGTGAAATTAACCCATTCTTCTTTTGGTGTTTTTCTAATTGTTACTGCATCGTGAGACTGTGGTAGATATCCCTTTCCTGTTCTAAGCTTTCCGACATCTCCCCCGAATTTATTAAACCTTGTTCTTAAAAACTCCAATAGCTGGTTAGCTTCACCTGCCATTTTTGAGGCTTGTGGGCTAGAAGTATCCCCGTCAATTACAGCCTTAACAAAAGCCCGTCCACCCTCTACATCTCTTTTTAATCCCCACATTGTTGTTGATAGTTCTTGCTTTAGTGTAGGAATAAACTTTTCAGCATAACCTTGTAGTGCTTTCTGCTTATACTCTACATTTGAGTTTTGAGCCTTTGCCCAAGTGTCATTTGAGATAATTGCGTCTAGTCCTGCGCGTGGTCCGTTTGGATGAGTGTTGATTAGTTTTTCTAATCTCTCATGTGATTCTAATCTCATCCCTAATAGCTCTTTTGTTCTTGCGTTTTTGTCAGCTAATTCTATAATTGTTTTTGCTTTATCGTCAGAGGATTGTATTGCCTCTCTTATGTATGTAGGTATATCATCACAATTAATTTCTAAACTCATAATGCACAATCCTTAGCTTTTTGTATGTATGCAGCTTCAATGTCTACTTCATCATTTAATTCTTTATAGCTCTTATAGATAGGCTCTCCTGTCTCATCTACACCTGAATGTATTTTCATTTCAGCGCCCTCTACTTTCAACGGTTGTGCTTCTCTTGCTTTTATTGTTGTCTCAGAGGAAGTCTCAGATAAATAATCAGCGTTGTTTATTTCTTGACCTTTTGCATTAGGGTTCTTTATCTCTATGATATCATCGCCAAACTCTACTCTTTGCATATTGTCGATGTGAGTCTTTACATCGTCTGTTACCTGACTCTTCACAAGTTGCTCATAATCTGCGCCCAACTCAGGGTCTTTCATCTTTAATGCTTTTATTCCTGCCTCTGTTAAGTCAAAAGTAGAAGAGAATAACCCACGCATTGCACCAGCTCCTACAATAGCTGTTACTGCGTTTGTCGCCTCTGTCGCTATGGAAGTCTTTATTCCAAGCTCAGTTTTAAATCCATAAGCTTTTGGAGCGATAACTGTTTGCGCCATTGCTTCTATTTTCGCCTCTTCCAAAAATGCTTTTCCTGCATTAGATAAGATTGTACCGCCTGATTTGAATGAACCCATTGGTAGAGTTGCTAAAGTAACAGGGTCTTGCAATGCACCTGCCATAGTACCAATCATCTCCATTCCCCAAAATTCTGATGCGTCTAATACTTCTTTTGATTTTTTATAGTCATTTAATGCTGTATCGTTTGCTGTCTGTCTTAGTTCATTAACATTTGTTAAGCCTAGCGTGTTTTGCGTGTCTCTGAATTTTAAATAATCTTTACCAATACCCATACCACCTATATTAACCATGCCTGTATTGCTTGATGTGTTCCAATTCTCTATCGCTTCATAGTCTCCGCTTTCGTATAATGTGTCTAGTTGTTCGAGTATTTTTTTATCAACTCCTAAGATTCGATTATACAGCTTTTCATTATTCGGGTTTTCTTTTATCCATTCGGCTTTAGTTACTTCTACTTGGTCTTTATAGTGATTCATTTCAGAGGTAGATAGATTAACAGCGGTAAAGTTATCCATGCTTGCTACAACCGTCTCCCACCTTGTCGGCTCATGTGTATATTCTTCAATCGGGTTTGCATCGTTAAGTTCATTCAAATATAAAGCATATTTACCTGCACCGACTGATGTTATTCTAACTCTGTTGCCTCTTGTAAATAAAAGTGCTTCCTCTGGTGTATGCCCTTTAATATTTGCAAAGTCAGCAATTGTTAGCTTCTCATCAATCCACTCATCAAAATCATCTTTACTTGCTCCGTCAGGCATGAAAAAATCTTGCTTATTTCTTTTATACATTCCATTAGTCAGGTCGTTAATTGCTTGTCTTTCACTTAGCCCTTTAAGGTTTGTTATATCACCTTTAGATTCTGCTAAGTAGAGAGAGTATGCTAGTGATGAATCTACTAAGGCATCTATATCACCTGTGTTTGCTCTAATCATTGCATTACCCATTTTACCAAGTAATGTAGTTCTAAACTCAGTGATATACTCTTGTGGACCTGCTGCTTTAAGTAAGCCTTGACCTCTAAGCACTCCTTTTGCTACCTCATCTTTTCCCTCTTCTACTAAAGAAGCTGCGAATGTGTAAAGCGGTGCGCCTTTCTTTCTTAGT